ACGTACAAAACTATATGCCATCATCCAACGCTCAACGTATCGGAGCCATAGCCGAGTCGAAGTTTACAACAGCGTGTTTAGAGAGAAACTTTGAACCGCACTTACCAACGACACCGATGCCGTGGGACTTTATTGTTACTTGTCCTCGTGGTATGTTAAAGGTACAGATCAAAGCAACAAGTACACGAGCTACTCCTGCTAAGAATTGTTACAGTTGTTTAACGTCCGTGGGTTGTAAGGGTAAGGATTATATGTCAGACGATATAGATGTTGTCGGCATATACGTTGCACCTATTGATACGTGGTGGATGATACCACGAGAATTGATAACGTCAAAAAGTGTAAAGCTAAACCCTGCACCTGACAGCACATCCAAGTATAAAAAATACCAAGAGAACTGGAGCGTATATTATGAGTAATAAGAAAACAACCCTACTGATAGATGCTGACGTGTTGGCGTTTGAAGCAGCAGTAGTAGCCGAGGAATCAATTGAGTGGAAGGATGAGATGTGGACAGTACACGCAGACATGGCACTAGCTAAAGCTCGTGTTGTTAATCGTGTCGAAGAGTTCAAGGATATGATGAAGACGGACAGCGTAACGATGTGCTTGACTGATCGTGCTAACTTCCGTCGTATTCTTAATCCTGACTACAAAGCAAACAGATCGAAGTCACGTCTACCTATTATCTTACGACAAGTTAAGCAGTGGATAATTGACGAGTACGACGGACAGATGTGGGCTAACCTAGAAGCAGATGATGTTATATCTATACTGGCTACTGACAAAGAGATGGATGAAGAAACGATTATCGTCTCCATTGACAAAGACTTCAAAAGCGTACCGGGCATCTACTACGACTACAACCGTGGTGAGTATCATCATCCAACAGAAGAAGAAGCAGACAACTACCATCTGGTACAAGCAATAGCAGGAGACCACACAGATGGATACAGCGGAGTACCCGGTATAGGTGTCACTCGTGCTGAACGTCTTCTAGAGAAAGATGGATACACGTGGGAAACAGTTACTGCTTGTTACGAGAAAGCTGGACTCACTGAACAAGACGCATTAATGAACGCATGGATGGCACGACTGTTACGAGCTGAGAACTATTCATTCAGAACAAACACAATAAAAAAACTATGGACACCGAGAAACTACCAAACCAAGGATATACTAGAGATTTCACCACAGGCGCTAAACGTGACGGGGACATTGGACGGGGACGACCCTCGCTTATTCCTTCAATCGCCTTACGCTCGCTCGCCAAAAGATTTGAAGATGGCGGTAAGCTTTACGGAGACAACAACTGGAGAAAAGGATTCCCGTTAACAAGACTGTACGACAGTATGTTCAGACATTTGTTAGCGTTGGCTGACGGGGACACATCGGAGGATCATGCGGGTGCTATATTATGGAATGCGTCAGCGTGGTTGTGGACAAAGGATCAAATAAAACGTGGTAATTTACCAATAGAACTGGATGATATAGAGAATGATGAATGAACAACTAAAGGTAGATGGGTTTGATGACGCTGTTATAGGCACAGACTACAGAGAACATCGATTAGTTTATTCTATAGAGCGTATTATACAGATACTAATAACAAGAGATGGCATGGCTATGGATGAGGCGTTAGACTATTTCGATCACAATATAGGTTGTGCGTTTGTTGGTGAGATGACTCCGTTGTATGTATGGACTGAGGATAAAGTAGACTTATGAATGACGAATTAGCATTACCCACTCTGTCAAAAGATTTGATAGATAAGCTTGACAAGCTATACCCAGATAAATGTCCGCTGTTGACAGACGACGATAGAATGGTATGGTTTAAAGTAGGACAACGTAGTGTAATTAATTACTTACAACAAATATACGACGAACAACTTCAAGACAACATTATCACCAAGGACTAACCATGTGTATGTCATCACCTAACATTCCCCCGCCACCTCCACCTCCAGCACCGCCTCCTCCTCCGCTACCTTTAGCAGAGAAAGCAGTGACTACTAGACAGGCACGACCACAACAGAAGCGTCGTAGAGGTACAACACAATTAACAGCTCGTCGTCCGTCCGTTGGAATGGGTGGTAGTGGTGGTACAGGTGTACAACTTTCACAATAACAATCAATACATATAAATATACATGAGCCTTCGCACATTAGATAAAAAGACATTACTCTCAGCTGCTACATCGGCAGGGGCGGGTAGTGCATTCGGGTCTGAGCGTACTAAGGGATATACTTTCGTTATCTCCACTACTGTTTCAGGTACAGCTACTATCGCTATTCAAGGATACATTGGGGGAGGATGGAGAACGATCCACTCGGAAGATGTAACAAGTGACGGAGATGTAATGATCAGAGATGACCACGGTCACTACGAGAAGATCAGAGCTAACATCACAGCTTACACTAGCGGTACACACAGCGTATTTTCTACAGGTACAGTTGATTCGTTGTAATGTCTATAGAGTTCACATCGGACGCACGTCCTCTCAGTAACATACGATTGTTACCCGGTGGTTTTATTCGTCCCGCTTTTGGTGAGTTGTATGGGTTTGACGCTGACGCTGATGTAACACCTACTATAGACGGAGCTTTAACAACAGAACTAGCTGAACCATTAACAGCAGAGAACGGAGATATATTACAATTTGAACCCTAATTATTTATAAGAATGGCTAACAAAAAATTTACAGACCTTACAGACTTACCGAGTCCAGCCGGAGCCGATATAATGGCTATCGTGGACGACGTATCAGGCACACCTACCACTAAGAAGGTAACCGCTACTAACCTAATGAGCCTAGCACCCGTGCAATCGGTAGCAGGACATACGGGAACAGTAACGCTTAGTAATACAGACATCAGCGGACTTGGCACAGCAGCTACTCAGGATGTAGGGACTTCAGCAAGCAATGTGGTTCAATTAGACGGAACTGCCAAGCTCCCTGCCGTAGACGGATCGCAATTAACGAATTTACCTAGCGGATCAGTCGATGGCACACAGGTTACCTCCGCAGGCGAAGGAGGTGGTACTAAATTTCTGAGGGAAGATGGAGATGGAACCTGCTCGTTTCAGACAGTTCCAATTACAGACGAAAATTTACGAGGCACAGACAATCCACATATCGGAGCGTTTCCCAATCAATCGTTAAAGGTTATAGATAATCCCTCTCAATCCGTCATGGTTATCACCGATGCGGATGGCAACTTGGAGTTTTTAACGAAGGATGGAGCGAATGTTTTTGTCAATACACCTTCATCCCGTCTCGCATTGGCTAAAGGGTTTAGTATTCAATCTGACGGTACAGAGCCTGATATAGAGGCGGTCGATACAGATGGCACTACTTACTCAGTAATCAGCGGAGATACCGACACCAAAGGAGCCAACGGGCTTCCAATCAGACAAGGTTTTAACTTTCCCGATATTGGGGCTAATCCATCACCACTTTTAATTTCAGGTGGTTCAATCTCTTAAATAAATAAAAAATGAGTAATTCTTCAGTACAAGCAAAATATCCTAATGCAATATGGTTCGACTCTGCCCATTCGGGAACCGAGTCAGGAACATTCGCAGAACCTTACAACACAATCGCAGAGGCATTAGCCGCTGTCAGTAATGATGGGCAAATAGCGGTGAAAGATGGGACACATAGTGTAGGTGAAATAGAATTTACTACAACAGGTTTAACTATTGTAGGTGCTTCTACTGCCGCTATTTTACGGAATACATCAACAGGTAATTCCATTGATTGTAATGCAACTACAGGTACTTTTCGATTAGAGACTATAAAAGTCGTAAATGATTCTACAAGTTTTGGACTTGGTGTCATCGCTTGCGAATCAGATATGGTTATCGATGGATGCATAATTGACTCGGGTGTAAATGTAGCCACATCACGGGGTTTCTTGGGGAATAACAGCAATAATAAAACATTCACTATAGAAAATTCTATAATAATTTTTGGGAGTGGATCAGGATATACTACTTCTTTGACGAGACAGGGAAGCACTCCATCTACTCTTAATGTTAGAAGTTCAACTCTGCTGATGAATGCAAACTCTGCTGATGTGGGTTTATCTACTAGTGGTGCAGGGGAGTTTAAAAATTCGATACTTATAGGAAAGTCTACTTATGCCGTAACAATCGGATCATGGAGTCCATCTGTTATAAAAAACTGCTGTCTTAATGATACAGCGTATACTACAGGGAGTCCATTGAGTGGTGCTACGGATTTTTTATATGAGACAGACCCACAATTCGTAGACTCTTCGACAGGCGATTATCGCCTCCGTCCATCCTCTCCTTGTATCGGCGTTGGAACCGCAAGCTAAGTAGTCATGGCACTCAATAAATTGCACAAGAAGGACTTTGTTATCGCTATTAAGACTGGCGATACAGCAGGTGACGAAGATAAGTTTAAGAAGGAAGCTACAAAAGGAGAGTTGTTTTTCAATACCTCCGATAAGAAGTTGTACATTGCTATTACTTCTGCTGGTTCTTCTGACGCTACTCTATACGAGACTGCTGCGTTTACTCTTACTACCTAATAATGCACGAGACAGCACAAGGGTTATACTCTTCACTAGAGAACCAACGTTATTCGTTTTTAGATCGTGGTCGTACATCATCTGAGTTAACACTACCGTATGTTCTACCACCTGACGGTCACAACTTTGCTACTAAGTACTACACACCCTATCAGGGTATCGGAGCACGTGGTGTTCTTAATCTATCGTCTAAACTTTTACTTGCCCTACTACCACCTAACGCTCCGTTCTTTCGGTTGGTCATAGATCGTTACGAATTAGATAAAGCAAAAGCTGAACTAGGACCAGAGGGAGCGGAGCAGTTACGGACAGACTTAGAGAAAGCATTAGCTGATGTTGAGCGTAGTGTATCACAGGAAGTAGAAGTACAGAACTTCAGGAACGGTATCTTCCAAGCACTCAAGAATCTTCTTATCAGTGGTAACAGTCTGTTGTACTTACCTGATGAAGGAGGTATGAGAGTGTTTCGTCTGGATCGTTACGTTGTTAAGCGTGATCCAATGGGTAACGTTACACACATAGCAGTCAAAGAAACGGTAGCACCTATGATGTTACCTGAGAGTGTTCGTGAAGAAGTGTACCGTGAAGAGAAAGAGAACACCTGCGATCTGTACACATCTATCGTTAGAGAGGGAGACAAGTTTAATGTACAACAAGACGTCAAAGGTATAGTCATTGAGGAGAGCATCGGATCGTATCCGGTAGAGAAGTCTCCTTGGTTACCGTTACGTTACACACAGATAGACGGAGAAGACTACGGACGTGGGTTCGTTGAGGAATACATCGGTGACATCAAGTCGTTGGAAGCACTGACTAAAGCTATCGTAGAGGGTAGTGCAGCAGCAGCTAAAGTATTGTTCATGGTTAATCCTAACGGTACAACACGTTCACGTACACTGGCTGAAGCTCCTAACGGTGCAATCGTACAAGGGTCTGAAGGAGATGTATCTGTATTACAACTAAATAAATTTAATGACTTCCGTACTGCTCAAGCAACAATGCAAGGGATTACGGATCGTCTATCACAAGCTTTTCTACTGACATCAGGGGTTGTTAGAGATGCCGAGAGAGTGACCGCTGAGGAGATAAGAATGCTCAGTCAAGAACTGGAAGCTGCCCTTGGCGGTCTCTACTCTCTCTTATCACAGGAACTACAACTACCAATCGTCAGTCGTCTGATGGATCGTATGTCCAGAGACAAGCGTCTGCCTAAGCTACCTAAAGATATTGTTAAACCTACTATCGTTACTGGTGTTGAAGCACTTGGTCGTGGTAATGATTTACAACGTCTAGACTTATTCTTGGCAGGAGCTAATCAGGTAGTAGGACCACAAGCAGTGACACAGTATCTTAATGTTAGTGATTACTTCAAGCGTCGTGCTACTGCTCTTGGTATAGAAACTGAGGGACTGATCAAGACGGAAGAAGAAATTCAACAAGCTATGCAGCAAGCACAACAACAAGAGATGATGATGAAGTTGGGTAGTCCTGCCGTAGCACCTGCTATCAATGCTGCACAGGAGCAGTACATGGCACAACAAGAACCACCACCCGAAGAGTAAACTATCATGGCTGAATTACACCGAGTAGAGATAAATGAAAAAGCACCGAATGAGATCGAACCCGTTGACGAAGCGGTTGAAACTCCTGAAGAACAACAAGCGGAACCACAAGCTGAGGAAACGCAAGAACGTCCTGAGTGGCTTCCTGAAAAGTTTGAATCAGCGGAGGACATGGCTAAGTCATATGCGGAGCTTGAGAAAAGAATGGGCACGGGGGCAGAAGAAGTTGAAGAAGAACAGCAGCAAGAAGAAACAAACGACAACAATGACAACAAAGAAGAAGCTGGTAATTATAATGAAGCTGTTGTTGAAGCTAGTCAGGAGTTCTTTGCTAATGACGGTCAACTGTCTGAAGAAACTTATAAGAAACTTGAAGAAGTAGGATTGCCACGTGATCTCGTCGATAGTTATGCAGCTGGTCAACAAGCGTTGTTGCAAGGAGAAGAAGCAGAGATCAAAGGAGTCGCAGGTGATAGCTACGATGCAATGGCTGAATGGGCAAACGAACATTTACCGCAGGAAGAGATCGACGCATTTGACGAAGCTGTTACAGGAGGCACGGTCAGCCAAGCGAAGTTAGCAGTGCAAGGATTGTACGCTAGGTATCAGAATGCTACAGGTGCAACACAACCTAAGCTGGTACAGGGAGCAGTGAGCGGTACATCTACTATGCCTTTTAAGAGTATGCAAGAACTAGCACGAGCACAGTCTGACCCACGTTATCGTAGTGGTGACAAAGCATATCATCAAGAGATTGACAGACGGCTCGCTGTGAGTAATATTTAACTTTCATATACGTAATAAGAGTTGAGACGCCTTGGACTACCTACTTTCGTTTTCTTCCTGTTATCGGTTTCAGGAAGTTTTTCGGGTTGTTCCAAGGCGTCTTTTTATCCAGCGTTAGGAGCTACAGGTGGTGCTGCTGTTGGTAGTCTAGGTGGTCCCGGTCCTGCTGCGGGTGGTGCTGCCCTTGGATGGGGTGTGGGAGAAGTAGCCAAATACACGGAAGAAAACGCACATTTAACACAGCAAGTCAAGGCGTTGAGCGAGGGAGATATTAAGCAACTCGTTAATAATCAACTAGATGAGTCAATGGACAACGGCTTTTTTGACAGTATGCTGACTGAAATTTATGGCTTGCTAAAAGTCTGTTTAATTGGAGTAGTATTGTGGAATGTCATACCGATCATATATACGAGGTACGTTCACAAGAAAGCAAAGAATGGAGTTCCAAATGAAAAGACTTCTTAGGATTTACCGTGGCTTAGATAAACGTGAGAAAGCACTAGTGTTGACAATTGGTGTATTTATTGCTGTTATTGTAATCGGTAATATATTTATTTTATAGACGATTGCGACAATTAGTCCCTCGACCTACTGCGGTAGACAATCCTGTGAACGAAAGAAGTAAGAGTCAAACCAACTAATAACTACAACTATAATAACTACAACATAAAGGAAAATATATCATGGCTAATGGAGATACATCCCCCTCACGTGTTGGACAAGTTAATAGTGCTGGTGATACAGATGCTTTGTTTCTTAAAAAGTTTAGCGGAGAGATTCTGCAAACCTTCGAGGAAAGCAACATCTTTAAAGCACTACATACTGTTCGCACAATCGAAAACGGTAAATCAGCTCAGTTCCCTGTAACAGGAATCGCTTCTGCTGCTTATCATACACCCGGTGAAAACATCGCTGACGCTGAAAACAGTTACTTAAGCGACATCAAGAAAGCTGAGAAAGTCATCACTATCGACAAGATGCTTTTGGCTTCTACTTTCTTAAGCAACATCGACGACGTAAAGAACCACTACGACATCCGCAGCGTCTACGCTAACGAGTTGGGTAAAGCTCTTGCTGTTCGTTTCGATACTGCTCTTGCTAAAGTATTCATCGCTGCTGCTCGTTCTGCTGCTGCCGTAACTGGTGGTAAGACTGGTGGTATCCTTGATGTTTCTGCTAATGCAATGGGTGACGTAAGTGACTCTAGCGACGACTCAGACAACACTGATCCAACTGGTGCAGAATTAACAGCTGCTCTTTTCACTGCTGCTCAGAAGCTTGACGAAAATGACGTTCCTAGTGACGGTCGTTTCTGCGTTATTCGTCCTCAAGAGTACTACAAGTTAATCACTGGTGGTGCTGGACAGCTTGCTATCTCTACTTCTGCTGTCAATAAAGACGTCGGAGGTGTAGGAAGCATCGCTTCTGGATCGATCCCTCAAATCGCAGGTATCACAATCTACAAATCCAATCACATCCCATCGACTGACTTGTCTGCTGTTTCTACTGGTGACGGAGAAGCTGCTAACGACGTGTTCGGTGGAAGCGGAGTAGGATATAACGGAAACTTTACTAACACGCTTGGTGTTGTTTCTCATTCTGCTGCTGTTGGAACTGTTAAACTGCTCGACTTGGCTACTGAATCTGAGTACCAAATCGAACGTCAAGGTACACTTTTCGTTGCGAAGTACGCTATGGGTCACGGAGTTCTCCGTCCTGAGTGTGCTATCGAACTTCAGAAGTAACCACTCTCTCGGTGTTGGGAGGTCTGTGATTCGTTCCGCTCCCTTCTACCGAGTATTTTTATATTATGGCTCTGACAACTAAACTTAACGCAGTAAACACGATGATTAGCGTCATCGGAGAAGCACCCGTCAACTCATTAGGAGGGACAGCCGTACCAGTTACCGTTGTTCAAGCCGAGAATACCCTAGACGAAACAAGCAGAGCCGTGCAGTCAGAGGGTTGGCATTTTAACACCGAGCACGAATACGTCCTTAGTCCCAATACTTTTGACAGCAAGATTATACTTCCTAACAACACATTACGTATTGATCTTGATCCAGAAATTTATACAGAAAACGACCCAGTACAACGTGGACTAACCTTATACGACAGGAAGAATCACACCGACGTCTGGTCAAAGGAGGTTAAAGCCTCCATAACTTTTGAGTTACCGTTCGAAGAATTACCTGAACAGTTCCGACATTACATCACAGTTAAGTCAGCTCGTATCTTCGCTAATCGTTTCTTAGGTAGCCGTGAGATCGAAGGCTTTGCAACACGTGACGAGATAGAAGCGAAAGCCCGTGCTATTGATGCAGACTCTGAAGCAGCTGACAGAACGATCTTTGATCACTACAGCGTGTTACGAGTACTTGACAGATAATGCCGTTATTAGTTAACAGCGTACCTAACCTAGCTCAGGGCGTATCACAACAACCAGATAACTTACGGTATCCCGGTCAGTGTGACGAACAGATAAACGCTTGGGCTACTGTTGTTGAAGGGTTGGTAAAACGACCACACACAAGCTACGTTAAGAATGTAGATAGCAGTCAACCATCCAATCTATTCACTCACTTTGTTAAGCGGGACGAGACGAACAAGTACGTTATCAATGTATCAGTGGGTGGAAGCGTCAGTGCTATTAACTTGTCACTCGGTACTTCTATTGCTGTTGTTACTACTTCTATTGCTCAGTCTTACTTGAGTGGTATAACAAATCCTGCAAAGGAACTACGAGCACTGACAGTAGCTGACTATACGTTTCTTGTTAATAAGAGTAAGACGGTGGCAATTAATACGGATGAAGATTTAAAAAGTAAAGACGTTAGGAATGACGAAGGTAAGTACGAAGCGTTAGTGTTTGTTAAGCTTGGAGATTACGAGAAAACATACGACATTTATTTAGACGGTAAAGTTGTACCTTATGGAGGTGCAGGTTTAGCTAGTAATAAAACACCACCTGCTGGACACACTTATGAAAGTGGTAGTGC